CGGACGCGCAAGGTGTCAATTAGCTCATTACCAAGAAGGTACTCGTCGAGCCATACGCCAATGTTGTGCCACTGGGGATCACGGCTACCAAGCTCCGCGCCTTCTAGGATAGTTGGGTTGTTCTGATATTGAGAGTAGGTCTTAAAGATGATCTGCGAAGCATTAGGCAAGATCAACGAGTTATCCGTGAACCCGTTCTTCTTCGTGTACGAGATGTAAGCATTAGCCGAGGTTTGCTTTGTCCTCATCTCATGCGGTAACCAGTTCCATACTGCGCTTTGTTGCTGGCGGATGCTCACCTCCGATGTCTGGGCAAAACAGAAGATCTCCGACTTTGGGTTCTCGATGGCAGCTTTGACAACACAGTAAGAACCCCACGCAGTTTTGCCGCTGCGATTTCCCCCAAGTGCCAGAACCTCAGAGACTTGCGACAATTGCTCTTCAGCTTTTTCCCAATGCGGAAGCCTAAACCCGTAGCGAAATGGGTCTTTCTCAGCGTTCTCGATAGCCTCATGGTACACCCGATGAAGCTCAACGAGATCATCTGGCTCCATCAAAACAACCTCGTCATCGCTGGGAGGCTGAAGGATTGGATGTTTGCGCCACTGCATTACTTGGTTTTGTATGCGTCTGTCTCCATGAGAATGTCAACAATCCTGTAAACGCTCCCGCATTCCTTACACCCAAAGGTGTCGTCCTCTGGAGGTAACGACCCTCTATTCCCGTCAACAAAGTGAAGCTCTCGATACTTCTTACAATGCTTGCAAACGCCAATGAAGGGCTTGACGAACTTTTCCAGCACCACATTCCAAATCTTAGCATTGAATTTCTCCGCTAGATACGAGGAGTAGCAAAGCGTATGGCACTTGTGCTGAATGCCGTCATGCTCGACCATGTAGTGACGAACTAGATTGCCACCGTCCTTGAGGTGGTCGGCGTATCTTGATTCTGGTTCTGGTATCATTCTACAATTTCAGCTTCTACCGCTTGTGCTTTGACTTTATTGGCAATGCGGGACTTGGCTTCTGCGATCATCTTGGCGGCATCATCAATAGACGGCCCCTTGCGATGCTCAACAATGGTACTAGCCATGCCAGAGAGCTGTCCAGCTTTATCGGTCATAATGCCAATAGTCAACGCTAATCGGTCTGGGGAAATTGCCTTGAGCTGGTCTGGATCACGGCTCAGTTGCTCTGCCTTCTCGAACAGCAGGTCTGTGTACTCAGCAGCAGCAATAGCGTAGCGTTTAGAGAACTCTTTACGCTTTGACTCCAGCGTGTCGTTATGCCTCCACTCCAGCGCACGGACAGTCTCATGCGTCACTTTGCACTTCTTGGCGATAACATTGATACGCCCACCCTGCGCCAGCATCCAGAGGATCTGTGCCGCCACATTCGGGTTGTAGTTCTCGATAGTGTTCCGAGGGAATTGCTTAGCTCTTTCCTTGACCTCAAGGAAGAACTCTTTCATCGCCTCTTTGCTATCAATCGCTGATAGATCTTCGTCGCTCATTTGGTCTTCTTGCCGTTTTTAACCTTAACGGACCCAGAGTGCAACTCTTTTTTGAGCTTATTCTGTTGCGTCGAGGAAAGCGGAGAACCCTTACTAAGTAGGTAGCCTACTTGCTTTTTGCTTTTGGTCTTCATTTCTTTTGTAGGATTCTAATGTCGCGCATAACCTCTGGCGTGGCAATGCCCTTCTTCATGAACATTTTAAGAACAGAGTCTGGTTCTTGGTTTTTCTGCATCTGCTTCCAGATGTATCTAGCCCTAGTTCCATCGCTAGTGCTAAGTGCTTTTACCAGCTTGTCTTTATCACCAATGTTCAGCCTGTCATCAATAAGGCGTTGTTTGTGGTGGCTTGCCAACGACTTACCCTTGTTTGGATCTTGCTTAGCAATCTCACGAATTCTTGCTTCAAGGTCTTTTCTTGGAAGAGTAGAAATCTCATCATAAGCATCTGTGATTGTATCACGCTTAATTTTGGGCGCATCAAGAACCTCCCCATCAAGAGCCGCAAGGGAAATCTCGCTGCCAAATCCGTTATCTCGGAGCATTCCTGCAATCTTGCCTTCATCAAGTCCAATTGTCCGCAAGTTACTTACATGGCGGTTTAGGGATTGAAGATTGTCCCTGTATGACTGGTTGCTTTGATTGTAGACTTCATCAAACTCCTGTTGGTTCATCTTCCCATCTTCAACGCTAAACCTTGCTCGTGCGATATTTGATCGTTCAGTATTAAGGTTGTCATTTAAAGATCTGGCCCTAAACCCAAACCCTTTATCTATTGTTGTGTCGTTAAAGCGAAGGCCAATTAGTCTCTGTGCAGTTTGACTTACTGGTCTTGTTTTTGACTTTTCCACTTCATTTACAAAACCAGGAGTTAGCAACTCACCGACAAAAAACTTGCCTTTATCAAGCATCTTTGTGGAGGGGTCTTCAGCCGTAGTTATTTTGCGATCTCTTTCAAAATCGTAATTATTTAGAGCTTGGGTAAGAGCATTCATTGTGAACGATCCCTCTCCAAGAATGTCTTCGCTGATGCCCTCGACTCCATACTTCAAACCCTCCCCGAACGACCTGCCATTAAACCCTGCCATAAACGGGCCAACAAACTGTTGTTGAGGAATTAGATAAGATGTGTTCATCCACCTTACATCACCAGTCTTTGGATCTGATGTGATAAACAATGGACGCTTTTCAGCGTATTCCGGCAAAACAGTTTCCCGCAGTGCCCTGTTTTTTTCCCTAGTGGTTCCAAGGAACTCCATTGTTTTCTCTATGGTCATTGCACTTGTCCCATAGACAACAGCAAGGGATGCCATTTTTTTGACAGCCTCATCTCTAATTGCTTTTTGATTTGCCTCCACCCCAAACTTCTCAGATAACTCTTGGGCGTAGGAGCCATCGCGCATCTTCTTAATTAGTTTCCCTTGGTTGTATTGATTGCGAGCCAATTCAACAGTAAATGTCGCAAATTGACCGAACGGAACTCCATACCTTGAAAGGGTCTTAAAGTTTCTATTTACGAAGTCGTAGTTTTGAAATGTATTATTTGTAAATTCGGCGGCCTGCTTTTCAATCAAATCAAGCGGCGCGTTAGGGAATTGCCTAGTGAGCTGTGATTCGTAATTCTTTGCAGTAGCCAGCCTGTTAATAACATCAAAGGAGCTGTATAACTTACCAAATGGGTCTATTATTTTTTGTGCAGATTTACCTATTGACCCAGATTGTAACCCAGCTTGTATGTCAGAAAATGTCAGACCCTGTGGAATAAGCCCAAGTTCTTTTTTCCTTTTGAACTCGTCCAAATCAACATTGGAAAGTTTTTTGGCTATCGACTCAAATTGAGCAGCGGCAAATTTACCACCCTGCTTAAAGTCTTTAAATGGATTCATGCCCATTCCAGCCATGTTTACTGGGCCATAAATATAATTGGACGCAAAGGATACTGGGTTAAATACAGTCTTTGCTGCCTTCGAGGCAGATACCGATGTTTGCCACAAGTCTTTTGCGGTTTTTTCAGCAAAGTCCATTGCGGCATTATCAGTTCCATTCGCGTACAAATGATTGATTGCTACCTGTAATTCTGGCGGCCCATAAAGTTCTTCTTCTCCAATCCTTGCGTTACCCCTCCGCAGCTTGATTGGCTGGAGTCCCTCTACTCCTTCTCCAGCAAACTTCGCAATCCCCATATCCCTAAAAATGTTAGAGATCTGGTTGTCAGCTTTATCATACGCCACAAGCCTAGACAGCTTTGACATAGTCTCGCTAATCTTTTCACCTGGCGTTGTGTACTCACCAAGATACTTTCTTAACGCTGGAGATAAGTCTTTCTTTTCCTTTAGGATTCCAGCGTTTTGTGAGTAAATCCAGTTATGCAATTCGTCTGGATTGCTGGCTTTTTTGAGGTTCAGATCGGCAATATACTTTTCCGCATCAGCTTTAGACAGTGGCGGTAATTCAATTTCATTTCCATATTTAGGATTTTTAATCTCAAACCTACGGCCTTGAGCATCAGTTTTCTTAATGAACTTTCGTTTATCAATACTGATTCGAGGCTGCGTTATTAGGTCGTTAAGCAACTCTTGAGACGATTGTTTAGATGGAGAGTAGTTTGCGTCTCCAAAGAAAGCGTAGGATCTAGTGAGGTAATCACCTTCATTCTTGCTTTCCTCAATGTACTTGGCAAGAAGGTCTGGCATCTTCCTTTGCCCGTTGTAGTGCATCTCAAGAAGTCCATCTTGATACTCAGCAATGTACTTTCTGGCTTGAGAAAGATCGGCAGCAAGAGACTCAAGCTCCTTGGGAACCTTGGGGGCTTTACCTGTGATGTACTCCAACGCAAACTGCTGGACTGCGGCTGGATCGGAAGACTTAGCAATAGCGTCATTTACCCTAGATCCAAGAATGCCTCCTACCTCGCGACCAGTAGAAGCAATGTTGGCTGCGTCACGCATTGCTTGAGCTGCTTCTTTTCCAACGACTTTGGTTGGAGCGATGTTAGCCTTTGCGGTTTGCCCAAGAGTTCCAATAAACTCTTTCAAGTTGTCCTTAGTTAAAAAGTCCTTGGGGTCTACATCTTGAGTCAGCGCATCAACATAAGAAACTGCCCCGCTATCTCCACGGTTGACTAAGTTATTTAATTCATTTGGGGATTTTCCAGCAAACTTCTTAAGAATAGGGATCATTTCTTTTTGGGTCTTCCCGATCCCAGCCCCAAATAATCCAGCAACAACGCTAGATCCTACAAGTTCACCAGTACTAGGCAGCTCGCCGGTTTCATAAAGCTCTTCAGCGGCAACCGTTGTGGGGGCCGCAATAGCACCGACAGCAGCTGTAGTTGCAATAGGGCGTTTAGCCAATGCCTCGGATGCTTTAACTAATGCTTGTGGCCCTTTTGTAATCTTACTTCCTGGAATAAGGTTCATCAATGACGACACAGCGGTTCTGCCCCAGTTGATTGAATCACGACCTTCTATTTTTTGAGCGGAGATAGACCCAGTTGCGCCACCTCCAGTCGCCCCAAGAAAATAACCAATACCGGCTCCAACTGGAACTGTAATAATTTCTTCTGGCAACAATGCTTGCGGCCCCATTTGGCCTAATGCCACAGCAGTTCCAGCTCCAGCTAATGTGCCAGCAACCTTTGAGCTTTCGGAAATACCAATCTCCGCTAGAAGCCCAGCACCTATTTGCATAAGTGAAGGTTCTTTCTCTGGGTTCTTTTCTGCCTTTTTAACCCTAGACTCAAGCTCCTTATTTACAGATTCTTGCGTCCGTTCTGTAGTAACTGGTATTGCAACTCCATCAATATCAACAGTTGGCCGGATACCTTGCGCTTCTTTATTAAGATTCTTGGCTACCTGCTCGTTTTGGATAGCCTCTTCTTTTGGCGCGGGCGTAATTGAAGAAGCGATCTCGTCAATCTCCTCGTCAGTTAAAACCGAATCTGCCTCAATGGTTTTTCCGTTGATAACATATTTGGGCATAAGCTAATTATTCGGGGATGATTTGATAAGATGTTCCAGACTTTGTTTTGTTTTTATTATCTTTTTGATCTTGAGATTTTTCACCTCGCTCACCAAAAACGGTTGGTAAGTCTACAGTTGTGAATACGCCCATTAGACCCTTGCCTCCAGCAGCGTTCATTAAGATAACAGCCTCTTCATCATTACCGGCTTTATATGCCTCTGACGCTTTACGCATGGCAATCTGCTTTGCCTCCATGCTTGTAGGTGCGGCTTGAACAGCTTGAGCATAAACCTCTGGACGCGCTTCAACGCCTTCAACGGGAGCAACCTCGTAAGTTTGTCCAAGCGCAACTGGAGCTTGAGAAACAAATGGAACGCCCATCGCCTCGGTTTCAGCTTTAGGTTCCTTCTGATACATCGAGTTGAATACATCAGAGTTGATTGCTCCTTTGCTTACTGGCTGTCCGCCCATATATCTCGTGCCAGACTTAGACCCGATTTCAATCTGTGTTCCGTCAGCAAGGACCTTCGGCTTCTTTTCCTCTTCGGTTTGGATTGTAAGAGACTTGTCAATAAAAGACGAAACCTTTGCTAGTTGTTCACTGGCCTTCTTTGTGTCACCTTTTGCAACAAGCGACGACAGCCTAGAAAGATCAGAGTTTGGAAGGTCAATCCCACGCTCATCTGCAAGAGCAATAGAGTCTTGAATACGCATCGCAAGCTCATCAGAACTGTATTCTGGGGGTTTTTCTTTCTCGCTTACCTTCGGTGTAGGAACAGACGCTTTCTTTTGAAAAGCGAATAATTGAGAAACATTGCCAGAAAATGCTTTGCCATTTTTGTTTACAATTGCGTTTCTAATTTGATTTTCAAATAAGTCCGCTTGATCGTTATACCCATTAGTCCGCATCAATTTGATAGCCGTTTCCGCTTGTGCAACGGTCGACTTTATATTTGAGTTTGGTGAAAGAAGGCTTTGAAGTGATTCCATAATTTCAATAATTAAAATACAACTCCGGACGCGCTATCTCCATCACCACCGCCGCCACCTTGCGATGCCGCGAACTTCTGTTGGCGAAGGTTCATCATCTGCTGGCTCATAAGTCCGCTCATGCTGTTCTTGATAAGATCGCCAACAATGGATGCGTCTGCGTACCTGTCGCTTAACGAGACATCCTCGTCCTTGAGTCTATTGCCAACATCTCCAAGGATCGGGGCGAGTTCTGGCATGAGTTTAAGAGCAGCGTCAATTTGAGTTGATGCAGCTTTAACCTGCTTCTTCTTTTCCCCCTGCTGCTTGAAGTAGTCCTTAACCTGCCCGGTTAGATCGGCAATTGATTGCTGCTGCTGCGCGTTTGCCAGCGCATTAGCTTGGATTACTTGATTGTAATCTGGGGCTTGATACCCAGTTGTTTGTACTTGTCCTGCGAATAGTGCCATAATCTTAAATGTAGCTATAATTAACATTACCCCAAGGGCTTGAGGCCGACATGTTTCCGGGATTAAATCCACCGCCGCCACCAAAGTTAAATCCACCTCCTGCCATGTTCATTCCAGCACCCATAAGCGTAGAACCAAACTGCCCAAGTGCATTCGCAGAGTTCATCTTATTTTGAATATTCATTGTGTGTCCTGCCATATTTGCTTGGTTTTGCGCTCCGCCTAATTGATTTGCGAAATTTAATGGCATATTGTAATCGAACCCACCAGATGTCGCAGCAGACCCACTCATACCCGATGATAGCAAACCAGTTCCAGCCCCAAATGCTGCTGGGGTTTGAGATAACAAGTTTAATCCGGGCGTGGTATAAAATTGACCTGCCCTAGTAAACAACTCACCAGTTGCTGCGCTTGCCTCGCCACGAAGTGCTTGTCTACGCGCACCAACATCAGCAATGTTTCCGTATGCTGTTTGTGCTGCTTGTTGCGCCTCCGCCCTACGAGCAGCCTGTGCGGCCTCACGATTCATAATCTCAGATGAAATAGCGGCATTACCTCCAATCCGTCCAGCCGCAGCCGCAGCCTCTCTGGCTTGTTGTTGAGTTGCCCGTTGTTCTTCTGGGGAAAGCGTTCCACGACGAGCATAAGCCTCTTCTGCCATTGTGCCAAACATGCCTGTGTAGGGTGCTGCTTGACCTTGAAACTCAGACTCAAGCCCTTGTGCTCGTTCGGCGTATGCTTGCTGCAAGTCGCTTGCCCTAGCTTGCTCTGGAGAAAGTTTGTCCATCAAGTTGCGGACACGACCAGTTTGTCCGCTCATTGTGGCAAGTTCCCTAGCACGAAGATCGGCAATTTGTTTCTGGGCTTCTCTACCCGCTCTTTGAGTTAATCCAAACAAGCCCTCCTGCCCTTTAAACCCAGTAAGATATTGCTGCGATTCACGAAGCGATTGCTTCATTAAATCTGGGCCAAATCTTTTCTGTAGAGCAAGGAATCCGGGAACATTTTGCTTGTAGTATCCAAGCATTCCTTCAGCTTGCTGCTGGGCCAAACTCTTACCATAAACCCTTTTCCCCTTAACCGTATTGTATGGCCTAGCAAAAATATCAATTGGTTCTGGCATGTCTCTAGCCGCAGACTCGGCTGCTTTAGCAGACTTCCTGCTTCCAAGATAGGAAGCTCCCGCCCCAACAACCGTTGTGCCAATTGCAATGGCGGCCATACTCATGGCATCACCCCGCTTTCAAGATTTAATGGATGTTCTTCAATTTTAATCATATCGTCAATTGCGTTAATCGTTACAGAACTAGATACATTCTTGCTCCATGCTGGAGCTATGTCTTCATTATCCAGCAAAGGATTGTGTAGTTTTTCTGAAACTGTTTTTACAATCTCGTCTGGATCTGTTATATTTTCTGGGTTTGGGTGAAATGTAGTCCATGTAGTGTCCCGCTTTACATGCAAAAACCTTTTGGTTCCGGGGTTAGTTATCCCCATGTATGGTGCAATATGGGTAATTGGCCCATCTGGGGTAATGATATCAACTTCTCCAGAGCTTATTACAAACGGATGCTTTGTGTTGTGAGTAACAGACATCACCAATGAACCAGCAGGCATGAAGATTGTCCTAGTGTAAAGACCCGGAGTAAATAAATGGGTCAGTGGGCATTCAACCTTTTCTTCAGATTGGCACATCGCATACTCAATCTTATCCACCTCGCTACAGGTAGCGAGTACATCTGGGTCGATGTGCGAAAGATCAAGGTTCATAATTTCATCTTTCTATTAAGCTGACCTGATAAGGCATCCAGAAAATGATGTAACAGCTGCGCTATCATCAATAGTTCTGCTAACTCCTTGTAATTGTCTAGCGACAACTTGCGCATAATCAGTTGAACCATTCATATACATAATGGTTGTAAGTCTTGTTCTGTAACTTGGCTCTATTGATCTTGATGAATAATCGTAAGCAGATCCATTTTTTGTAATTGCAACAGATAATTCATCAGCTTCATCTGTTAACCCAACAGAAGCGGTAAGCATGTAATAACCGGCGACACTTGGGGTGAATCGATTGCTTGAAAAATTGTTATTTGTATCGTGTTGCTCAACTTGGAATGATACTGTTGTATCAGTTCCGGTAGAAATACTTTGCGTTGCGTTTTTGTAAGCCCTAAACAAAGGCCCATTCCCAACCACATTTGCCGCAAGTTTTGCTTGGGTTACATTGGCGTCAGCAATCTTTGCGGTAGTGACACTAGAGTCAGCAATCTTTGCGGTAGTGACATCCAAATCTTTAATTTGCATTTGACCTCCAACAGTAATCTCAAGCCCTTGCCCACTTACAACAGCCCCTGAGACAAAAGACGAGTTGTCCATGATTTCGTTGAGCTTCGTTGATGTGATTTGCTCGTTATTAGTAAATGTCCTAGTTGTATCGACGACTGGCATAAATTATTTCTGTGATATGATTGCACGGTTAGAAACCGCTCCAGATATTTTAACGGAGTGTACTTTGGGTGAGCCTTGTGTTCTTGTCAAGATCATAGTGCCTGTGTAGCCACGGAGTCCACCAAGCCTACCCCTAACATTAGCAGTCTCCTCTTCGTTATCGCTATTTTGAAGATTTCCAATTAAGGTGCTTGTATTAACAATGGGTAGTGCATTGTCTGGGTCTTCGGTAGAAAATGACACATCAAAGCTAGATGGAGACCCTGCTGGAAAAGATTGCATTTGCATCTGGAAATCACTAAATCTCTTGCGCTCCTGCGTCTCTATATCGTACCCACGGGTAGTCAAGGATGAGTTGATTGACGGTGATGTGGTACTTGAGCTACCAAACTCGGCTGAAATGCTATCCGTTAGAGAGTCAACCGCTTCCATCTTGTGGATTCCTCCGCTAGATGACACAGCATAAAGGTCATTTCGCACGCCAGCCCCAGCAGTTACAAAGTCCGTAATTAAAAACCCAGAGTTACCATAGGTGTCTAGCGACTCCCAGCCTTTATTTAAGAAGTTGAATACCAAAATAGCGTTGTTTCCCTGTGCATCGTCAGCACCCGCTACAGAATCCAGCGGAACCGCAAGGTAATACCTGTTGTCGTAGTAAACCGCAGTAGAATTTCCAGCTAGTCTGGCGTTGATGCGGTCAATATATGGCTGGATGTTCTTTGAAAGCGGTTCCTCCGTACCACGAAGGTTATAATCGTTGAGGAATGTAAGGGAATAGACCCCATTATCAGATAGGAACAGGAGGTTATTGGCCTGCATTACCACAGATTTACGGGCTAAGCAGCCAACCTCGCTAGTGAGTTCTTTAACCACGGTGTCGGCAAGGCTTCCTTGAGTGCCAACAACCGCATGGATGCTATTGCGGTTCATCACCACCAACGCATCGTCGTAAAACCCGTGCATCGCAACCACATAATCAGCCGTACCTCCAGAAATACGGAACTGATTCAGCACCCGATCATAGGTATTGCTGTCCAAGATGTCGGAAGCGATGATCTCATCGGAAATTCCACGATTGGTGTAAGTCGAAACCGTCAATGTGCCACCATTCTCGTACAGGTAGGGCATCCACAAACGGCGTTGGAAGTAGGTTGCCCAAGGTGGGCCAGGCATGAACGAAAACCCAAGGCCAATAGACTCCTGCTGGGAGTAGTGGATAGTGTGCGACGACACATCTGGTTCGCTCGTAAAGAACCGCCAAGTGTCGTATGTTGGAAGGGCAGACACATTGAGAATATCGCCAACATTTAAGACCTTAAATGCTGTTGATGTCTGGGTGAGCCTTAATGATTGCCCAACAGAAAATGGGGTGTCTTTAAGTGCTGTGAATGTGTAATTTGTGCCACTGGTAAATGCACCAGTTGAAAGTGTCAACGTTCTTGTTGCCCCAACATAATCCGAAACCGTGTAGGTTGTCCCAGAGATTACAAGGGTTGCCCCATTATAAAAGTCATTTAATACAGATGGTTTAAATCCATCGTCAAAAAAGTGTGGCAAGACGATAGTTGCTCCACCACCACCCACCGCAATTCCAGTAGATTCCTGTAGGTCTGGGCCGTCTATTGTAACCGTGGCAGTGCCATCTGAGATTACAATGTTGTTGTTTTTAGTGTAGTCCTTTCCTGCTTGGTACGGGCCACCGGGAACCTTGTAGAACTGGGTACTAACCCCATCCCATTGCAGGGCAGACTGCCCACCACGAAATATAATAACCTTGTCGAAAACCTGTATCATTGACACCTCAACCCCAGCATCCAAGGTAATGCCAGTAGGGAAGGTCAAATCTGTGACCCCAGCCGTACCTGCATCAGTTAGCTTGGACACCTCGATCTTCTTAACCCCAGCATTCGTCGCCACAAGGATGTATTCCTTATTGGTTTCATTGGGATTGCTAAACAAGCAGGAGGCGCGAACATCAGACACCACATCGTCGTTGATTAAGGTCGCACTAAGCGTACCAGTCTGGTCACTAATGGTCGTCAACCCAGCCACAACACAGCTCATGGTGTTAGCGTCGACATAGGTCAACTCACGCACCCCGTTAATCGTAACATTGCCAGCAAGCCCAGAGATAGTGGCATAGCCATTAGTTCCTGCTTCAAAGCCATGACTAGTAATCGTAAGGCTTAAAACGCCACCCGTGACCGAAGCCGCCGTAATACTCTTGCTGGTATCGATTAAATAGAACGGCAACCTCAACGGAGTGCCTGCGGTAGTCAGGCTGGTCTTCTGGGCAATGACCGCCTTACGAGGCTTCCAGTAACCCTCCATCCGCCCGTTAAGGCTTTCCCTAACCTCACCTTCCTGCAACTGGTTAAGCTGGAGCCTACGGTTTACACCATAGAATCCACGATCACCATCGGCGGCAATCGAGTCATCTAACCCACCAGTGGATCGGAACTGGGACATTATGCGCGGTACGCAATAACTACCCCAGAAGCAAGCGTAAAGCCAGTGATGTTGCCACCAATGCCAATACCCGCAGGGATAGAGACGCCAGTCAACTTCGTGCTAGCATTCGTGATGTTTGGCGCAGTAAACACAGAGAAGTTAGTGTCACCAACAGTCTGAACCCAACGGAATGGGCCAGTAGCCGCATCCGTACCAGAGTACACCTGTCCGCCGCCTTGACCTTGAAGATCGTATGAATCGCCTCGTGGCATAATATAAATAAGTTTCTAAGCACAAGTCCATCCCGCGCTCAAACAACCAATTACCACAATATACCCATACCTGTCAACCACAAACCAATCCACTAAAACATACCGCATTTTGCACCAAAATTCCCTATCGGGAGCATTTAGGTAAAATATACTAGACCAGTCTAGCATTATTACCACTCGGGAACAACTGCCCTTTGGCATAATTTTTCTGGGGGGGGTGGATGGATGGCAATAATAAAAATAATTTCTCGGTCGACCCCGCCCCCCCCCTGTTCAAGTGAACAGTGTTCGTGTGATCTGTGCCGGCAATGTAAACGCTTGTTTGAATGTGACGCTTGAATCATGCGCTTGGCTTGTGGATTGGCCTGCCGGAATCATGAGTGACGCGCTAATGTTAGAGCACACAATCTGTAGTGGATTGGTAAGGTATTAGCCTGGAGTGTGCTGTATGTCGTGGCATGACTTGCTGGCAATTGAAATCTTTTCTTGACATGATTTGAGAACATGAGTACCCTACGCTCCACGAGCGTAAAACCTTACTCCCAAGCCATCACGCCATAGCGGGATGTGCGAAGGGCATTCAAACAAGGTCATTCATTCATCAAGCGCGGTGATTGCTTTTCTTGAATAGGGGAACGGGTATTCTGATGCCTCTGTGATATTCTGATGACGCTATCCATGTTCCTTCGCTTTGCTCTTCCCTCTTCACTTCACTTCATCACCCTCACCCTTTTAGGGAATGACTGGACGCTTGGAAGCTTGGTTCCCTAGTGGTTTGCTTTCCCCATGGGCTGAAAGTTTCCTTGTGGCCATGAAATTTGTTCCTTGCTTGTGATTGTGGGAAATGCCTTGTTTTAAAGGGTTTGATGGCTTGTCAATCTTATTTCGATGAATTGTTGAAATATATTTTAAGGTTATTGGCAAATTTTGCTGGCAATCTTTCCGCCACGTTCTACCTTGCTCTCGTTGCCAGTAAACAAGGCACGCCTAACAATAACCAACGACAAAATGACAACAAAATCAGATAAGCCAAGCCACGCGTCACTCCACTTTAAAGGCCAGTATCGCCCGCTTCATTCCGAAGCCGATACAGTAGACCAAGCGGTGAGCGAACTATTAGGGAAAGTCAAATGCGATGAGATCGCAAAAACCTTGCGCGACTTGTTGGCAGACTTCAACCGAAGCCGAAAGGCTGGCATAGGCATTAGTTCCGCATCAAGTCAGCACGGATATACTTGCGTGACGATTTCAGACTATCCACGCGACCGCTGGCTTGATGAGCTAACCGATCAGATGCCATGCAATCCCCTACTTTCCTACTAACTCCATGGCCAAAAAACAGCTAACCAAGGCACGAAAACGCATTGCGGAACTTGAACTTGTTTTGCAGATCACATCGCGGAGATTGGAGAGGTATAAGCAACTAGAGGCATCAACTCAAGCGAACAAACCGATCACACTCAACCAACTCGCAATGCGCCAACACTTCACCCATAACTTTGATATATAACTAAACCATACCACGATATGACAATACAAAACAAGCAATCGATGATTGATTCAGCCCGCATGGCTATTGCGCACGAATTCAAAACAAGGCATTCATTCAAGGGCGGGCGATATAGTCCGCGCGAAAATGTACGTGATGCGGTGATTTTTGTCCGTAAAATGGAAAGGAGCGCGGCATGACTCCACTTGCTACTTTTAAGCATCACATCACGGGCGCAATTGAACGCGGAGAGGCGCAAGCTGTTGTTGAGATGTCTTGCAAGCCTTGGCATGACTTTTCCGAGCTTGTCGGGGCAATCCGCAAGTGTGAAACGCGCAAGCAATTTGACCGCATGGAAAGCCTATGTGATAAGGCGTATCACGGCGGGGCAATCACGGCAAAGCAACTCGCCAAATTGGACGGCTTGCAAGCGGATTGCATGATTGAAAGGGGGGTGATTTGAAAGCCTTTGACCTTTTCCTTGCCATTGCCTTGGTGCTTTGCCTTGGCATTGCCATTGCCGTGACAAGCGGCGCATTCGGCGGGCCTAGTGACATCGAAACGCGCATGCGTGCAAGTGAACCCGTGAACCTTTGACCCATGAAAAGCAAAAAATACCACGCAACGCGGAGCCTTTCCAATGGGTCGTTTGAGAGCCTGGAGTTTGACCGCAAAGCCGAGGCAGTCCAATGGGTCAAAAAGCACGGTTCGCATGGACGCGTTAGGATTCAAGACGAAACGCGCAAGGTCGTGTTTTCCAAGGGATTCTAACCCGCCGAAAATAGTTTGAAAATCCGCTTGCATTGCCAACGGATGCCAATAACTTCAACCCCGACGCGGCCCGCGGTGCAGGGCAAACCTAATTCAAAACAATAAAAAACAGACTACGATGAGAACGAAAAACGAAATCGAAATTGCAATCGAAGCCACAAACCCACGCGGCGCGTGGGCGAAGGCTCGCAAGGAATACGCCTTGGAACTATTGGAAAACCTAGAGGGGGAATGCACGGAAAAAAACCTTTTAAACGGGGCCGATGATTGGACGCATTTCAGCTATGGCGGCAGCTCGCTTGTGTACGATCGTCAAATTGCAATGCGCTTGTGCAACCCATCAG